CCACCACAATGAAAAAATGCGCCGACTTTGTAGGTATCTTTTTCCTAAGCCGTGACGTAGCGCACTCGGTACACCTTAATACGCGCTCGTTTTCTAAGCATATGGCTTTGAATACGTTCTATGATGAGATTGTTGGATTGGCCGATTCATTTGCCGAGGCGTATCAGGGCCGGTATGAGTTGATTGGGCCGATTACTCTGATGAGTGCCAAAAAAACGTCTAATATCATCCAATTTTTGCAGGATCAATTAGCGGAGATTGAAGCATCGCGGTACGATGTAGTACCTAAAGAAGATACTGCGCTGCAAAACATTATTGATGAAATTGTTGGCTTGTATTTGTCAACTTTGTACAAGCTAAGGTTTCTGGCATGAGTACAGCATTTGAATCTGCCACGCATTATGGCAAAAACGAGCAATTTAACCTTCAGGTTGCTCGGGGGCAGATTCCGGGGCATACGGGTGTCAATATCTTTGGTTATAACCCGGCTATTCCGACTGGCACACCGATTGCGGTGTGGGAAAACGCCACGGCATACACCTTTCCGGCGACTGCCCAGCAAATGCGGGTTTATAGTTCGTCGGCGTCCGACATCAATTGTCGGATCGTTATTACCGGGCTAGACAGTTACTTCTTGCCCATTACCGAGGTTGTAATCCTTACCAATGGCACAACCGGGGTATTGACGACCAATTTGTTTTATCGGATTAACGGGGTGCTGGCTACCGATGCGGTATATGACAACCCGGTTGGTAACATTTTTGTTTCCAATTCTGCCAAAACGGTAAAGTACGCGCAGATTAACGCTGGAATTGGCAAGTCACAGGCAGCGGTGTATACGGTTCCTGCGGGGCATACTTTCTACCTGAATCGGGTGGATGCGTATGTAAGCGAGGCCGGTGGCGGCAGTAACTACAGTCTGTATCGTGTTTCGGCTACAGATAATGTAAATGGAACAACGTATGTTGTTTTGCAATCGCCGTTTTTTGGCAATTACAATGCAAGACGAGTGGTGCCATTCCCGTATACGGAAAAAACTGACCTTCAATGGCAATGCTCAGTTGGTACAAGTACGGCACCGATTGGCGTTATTATTGAAGGGATTTTGATTAGGAACCCAATATAATGGAACTTCTAAACGTCTGTGCAGACACTAATTTTCCGTCACAAACGGCGTCTTACTCTGGTACGGCAGGCTCGACTACTGGATGGCCTGCTGGCCCGCAGGGTGTGCTGGTTTGGTCGGATTCGGCAGCTTATATATCGGTGGGTGAGGGTGTGACGGCTACAACGTCATCCACTCCGCTGCCAGCCAATACGCCAGTGCCGTTTCGGGTGCCGCCGGGAACAGGCGCGGTGTGGCGGGTAAGTGCCATTCAATTGAGCTCTAGCGGGACGGTTTACGCAAAGCCGATGAACATTCGATGAGTTATGGTGCAGGCGTCAATAATGGTATTGGTGTCAATATCATTTGCGTCCCGTCTTTTAAGGCGGGGCCATCAAGTACGCCTACACCACCGACCGAATCAATCCTTTTGATGGAAACCGGCGACTGGATTTTGATGGAAACTGGCGACGCTATTCTTTTGGAATCATAAATGGCTAACACCAAAATATCAGCATTGCCAGCAGCAACTACGCCGCTGGCGGGAACGGAAGTTCTGCCTATTGTGCAAAGTGCCACGACCAAGAATGTGGCAATCAGCAATATTTTCCGTCTAACCACCACGGGCACGAGCGGCGCGGCAACCTGGACTGGTGGCACCCTTAATGTGCCGCAGTATGGCTCGGGCACGGTTACCACCATTTCGGTTGTTTCGGCTAATGGGTTGGCTGGGACTGTAGCGAATGCCACCACGACCCCGGCGATTACGTTAAGCACCAGCATTTCTGGCGTGTTAAAGGGCGACGGCACGAGCATTAGCGCGGCCCAATCCAATGTGGATTATTTGACGCCACCAAACGGCACGGCGATTCAAAAGGCCAATAACTTTGGTGCGTTGCAAAATGCGGTGGCCGGAACGGACTATCAAGCACCAATTACGCTGACCACGACCGGCACCAGCGGTGCGGCTACGTTTGTGGCAAACACGCTCAATATCCCGCAATACTCGGCAGGCTCGGGTGGTGTAACCAAAGCCCAGGCAATTGCATACTCAATGTTTTGGTAAGGATTGAAAAATGGCTGCACCGAATCTATTAAACCCAACGACCGCCACAGGCACGGTTGTTGGATTGGCACTGACCACCAGCGCACAAACCCTGATTAACAATGCCGCTGCCAGCGGTACGGTGGTGCGGGTTAATGCGCTAAACGTCGCCAACGTCAACGGCACTGCCGCTGCTGATGTGACGGTAAACTTGGTGCGCTCGGTGACCAACACCGGCACCTATCGATTGGCGTTTACGGTTGCGGTGCCAAACGATGCTTCGCTGATTGTGGTGGGCAAGGATAACTTTATTTATCTGCAAGAAGGTGACTCAATTACGGCATTGGCAAGTGCCAATTCGTATCTTGAGGCAGTTGCCAGTTACGATGTGATTTCGTAATGACCTTTAAGCGACCAGACGGGGTTATTGGTCCAGATGTATTGGCGACCACTTCGGTCGCTGTAGGGGTTTGGACACCGCAAGATCAGCAGCAAAACCAAGGTGCTGGAACCTGGCCGATTGTGGCGGCTAGCACGCCAACCAGCGTGCAAAACATCAACATTACGGTTGGTGGCTCGGGATATGACTCGGATGTGCCGCCAACTGTCACGGTTGCACCGCCACCTAGCGGAACCACGGCGACGGCGGTGGCAACTGTTGTTGGCGGTGCTGTTGTTAGTGTTGATGTAACCAGCGGCGGTTCTGGGTATACCACGCCGCCCGTAATTACGATTGCACCGCCAGTAAGCGGAACCACCGCGGAAGGATCGGCGCAATTAAAGAATCCAAGTCCACCGGCAATTGTCGCCACGGGCGGCACTGAAACAACGGTTGGTGGATACAAAATCCACACATTTACCAGCAGCGGCACTTTTAACGTCACCTCAGCCCCTTCGGGTTCTGCCGTTGATATTTTGCTGGTTGGCGGCGGTGGTGGCGGTTCGCAGGGCGCAGGTACGAACGGTCAATCTAACGCTGGCGGTGGTGGCGGTGGTGGAGTGCTATATAACTCTTCTGTGGCTATTTCCGTTAGCGCGTATTCAATTGGTGTTGGTGCTGGCGGTGCTGGCGGGCCTTTAACTTTAACGACTGCCGCGCAAAACGGTTCAGATTCAACAGGATTGACTTACACCGCTAAAGGCGGTGGCGCAGGTGGTCGCTTAATTACTACTGGGCCTGGCGCAACTGCTGGTGGCACTGGAGGATCTGGCGGTGGCGGTAGTTCTGAAGGAACTGGAGCCGGAACGCTTGCTGGTGCAGGAACAACTGGGCAAGGCTCTGCTGGCGGTGCGGGTGCTGCTGCAACCAACGGTGGTGGCGGTGGCGGCGGTGCTGGCGGCACTGGAGTTGCTGGTTCAAGTTGGGTTTGTTATGGCTCTTTCACCCGCGCTTGGTCTGGCAATGGTGGATTGGGCAAGCAAAGCTCAATTAGCGGCACCGCAACGTCTTATGGCGGTGGCGGCGGTGCTGGTGTAACCGGCGCATCTGATGGAAACGGTGTTTATCGAATCCCAGGCTATGGAGGATTGGGTAATAACACTAAAATTTTCAAAGGATCGGCAAGTTGCACTGGCTCAACAATGAGTATTGGTTCCGTAACTTCTGGTGCAATTTATATTGGAATGGTTATGCAATTCCAAGGCACTGGAACTTTGACTAGAACTGTAACTGCATTTGGAACCGGCTCTGGTGGAATTGGAACTTACACAACAAGTGGAAGTACATTAAACGTAGCCTTAACTAGCAACATGAGCGGGGTTTACCAACAAACCCCCTCAATTGGCACCGGCGGCGGTGGCAATGGTGGCTATAACGTCGCTGGCACATCTGGAACTGCAAACACCGGCGGTGGTGGCGGTGGTGGTGGATATGATGCCGGTTCAACCAAGATTGGCGGCAATGGCGGCAGCGGCGTCGTAATTATTAGATATCCGGTGTAAATATGCGTGGAAACGGCGAACGTATTGGCCCACAAAACCTACCCACCTCAAGTATTGCTGGAGGTATTTGGAACCTTTTGAATCAGCAACGCGCTCAACAGCGCGGTGCCTGGCCTAGTGCCACGCCTGCAGTTGTGACCGATCCTTATTTCATGTATGTGCCGCTTCTGCTCAACACCACCAGCACTAACGCGCAGCAGAACAATACATTCCTAGACTCATCAACGAACAACTTCACCATCACCCGCAACGGCACACCCACGCAGGGTGCCTTTACTCCTTATCAGCCTAGTGGGTATTGGAGTGGGTATTTCTCTGGATCGGCTACAACACAAGTTAGTGTAAACCCAACTATTTCAGCGATTGGAACTGGAAACTTTACAGTTGAGTTTCTTTATTTTTGGACCGGCGATTCTGGGATTGATCAACAGATCATTGACCTTGGTGCTACTGGGTTTAGCATTTATTCGCTTACATCATCGGCAAACATTGCTGTTTATGACCGAGTTGCAAACGTAGATATTTATTCAACTTCTGGTTATGCAATTACCAAAAACAGTTGGGTTTATATTGCTTTTGTTAGGTCTGGCACGGGCGCAGGACAAACAGCGCTTTACATTAATGGTACTTCTGTAGCCACTGCTGCCGTTGCGTCTAACTTTTCAAGCACTTCAGCAAATATTGGTTGCCGGTATGCCGCAGTAGGTTCTAACTGGTATCCAGTCAATGGCTACATTTCCAACCTTAGAATTTCAAACACGGCCCGAACAATAACTGTTCCAACAGCGCCATACAGTGCAGATGGAAACACGCTGTTTTTAGGTTTGCAATCTAATAGATTTATTAACAGTAGTGGTACTGCGCTCACCGTCAACGGCACCCCCAAAGTACAGGCATTCCAGCCCTTCGCCCCGGCAGCATCTTATTCTGCTGCGACGTATGGGGGGAGTGGTTGGTTACCGGGAAGTTCTAGTGATTATTTAAGTGTTGCTGACAACGCTGCGTTTAATTTCACCACTGGCAGTTGGACTATAGAGGCGTGGGCTTATCCAACAGCAAGAAGCGCAACCTACGGTTCTACAATTGTTTCAAAAAGAAACCCCGGTGCCCCATATACATGGGCGTGGGACGTATCAATAAACCCAAGCGGTTATCCAGCGCTTTTGTCCGCAAGCATTACCTCTTCTATTTTGGCTCCACTTAACACTTGGACTCATATTGCAGCGGTATCAAACGGGTCAACCATTACTCTTTATGTTAATGGTGTGGTGGCGGCGGGACCAACTGCGTACACGGTTCCATCAACCACTGGGTCTGTTTATATTGGAAACTATCCAACGGACAATCCGTTTTTCACTGGATATTTTTCAAATATACGAATAGTCAAAGGCACCGCCGTCTACACCGGCGCCTTCACACCCCCCACTCTTGCCCCATTAACAACCGCAGGTTCAACCAGCGCGGCGTCATATACCAGCACCACAAACGTCAATACTTCGTTTGCTGCGTCTAACACCTCCCTCCTCACCAACTTCACCAACGCCGGAATTTACGATGCTGCTTGGCAGAATAATGCTTTGACAGTGGGGGATGCTCAGGCTAGTACCACCATCACTGCTAAGTGGCCGCCTACGAGCATGAAGTTTGATGGGACGGGGGATTATTTGACGATGCCATTGAACGCTGGCACGACAATTACTTCGGGGAACTTTACGGTAGAGTTTTGGTTATATCCAAGCACGGTTGCAACTGCAACCCAAGCAATTATTGGAACTACGGAAGGTGATACCGCAGGAACAATCAATTGGATGACTTATTTAGTATCTTCTAGTTTATATTTTCAATGCTATAGCAATTCATCTACTTTGATGGTTCAATTTAACCATCAAACCACTTTATCCGCTGGCAATTGGTATTATTGCGCTGTAACAAGAAGCGGGTCTACTTTTACTTTGTACTTAAATGGTGTTGCAAGCACATCTACCCCTACATCTGCGGCAACAATAAATCAGTCTGGAACAACGCTTTATGTTGGAAAATTTGGGGCTTCGTCAACACTTGGCGCACTCAACGGCTACATCCAAGATCTACGCATCACCAAAGGCGTGGCCCGCACCATCACCACGCCAACCGCAGCATTCCCAACGAGGTAAGAGATGGATTTGTTTAGCAAGAATGGCAACTTTCCTGCCGAAGTAACTCAGTTTCGGGTGCGCTTGCCGGATGGTTTGACGCGCACTGACCCAAGTCAATATACGCAGGATGAAGAGGTAATGACGCTATTGGGTTATGTCAAAGCCCCGCCAAAGCCGGAGTTTAATCCGGCATTGCAGATTATTTCTTGGAATGGTGCAGATTGGGTTTTGTCGGATATTGAGCCGGAGCCAATTGTCATTGCAGAACCAATTGTGGTAGAAGTTGCCGACAGTATTATTTAAACCGTACTGGTGCGGCTCACCAGGGAATCTTAGGATTCATTGAATGTCAGAAGAAACCTTATCGGAAGGTATAACCGAGCCGGTGCCCGAGGCCACGGTGGACTCGCCAGCATTAGTGAACGAAACGCCGGTCGAACCAGAACCATCTAAGACTTTCACTCAGGAAGAAATGGATGAACGGGTTCAGAAAAGATTGATTATTGAACGGAGAAAGTGGGAACGCAGTCTAAAGGAATCTGCACCGCCGCCGATTGATTTGCCGCCAGTTGATCAGTTTGAATCGCCCGATGCTTATGCAGAGGCGAAAGTTCTCAAGCTGATGGAACAGCGCGAATTACAAAAGCAGCAAAACCAGATTCTGGAGGCGTATCACAATCGTGAGCAAGAAGCGATGGATAAATACGATGACTTTGAACAAGTCGCGTATAACCCAACGCTCCCAATCACGGGGGTGATGGCGCAAGCGGTCAGAGCCTCTGACATTGGCCCCGAAATAGCCTATTGGCTCGGCTCTAATGTCAAAGAAGCAGATCGCATTGCCCGGCTTGATCCTGTTCTGCAAGCCAAAGAGATCGGGAGAATTGAGGCTAAATTAGCTTCAGACCCGCCTGTTAAACGAACCTCATCTGCGCCAGCACCTATTAGACCTGTCACCGCAAGAACCTCAGGCAATCCAAGTTATGACACGACCGACCCTCGGTCTACAAAGGCCATGACTACTTCGGAATGGATTGAGGCCGAGCGGATTAGACAGATTAAGAAGTGGGAAGCGCTTCGGATGTAAAGCTCAAAATCCTATAGTCGGGAAAGTTCTCAGAAAGGCATCTTTTTCTTAACGTAAATCTATGAATGCCCGTAGCTTTAGCCGCTTCCGCAAAGGAACGGTATTCAACCCCAAGTACGCTGCACCCCGTGTTGCGATGATGGGTAAGGCTACGCGCCAATTTGGACGCTTCGCTATGCGCGGCTCGTTCAAAGTACGGACGTTTACGGCCCAGCAACGCAGCCCTTTGTTTCGCTTTGGTTTCCTCGGAAGTAACTTTTCCGATGCGAGCTTGGCGAAGCTTTTGTTTGATTTCGGGCGTGCGAATGTAATGCCCGCTCAACCCAGCGTGGCGATCGGCAAAATGTTCTTTGGCAGTAAGGCATTCAAGATTTTCGGCTCGGTTGTCAGCTTTGTTGCCGTTAATGTGGTGAACGTGTTTGGCCGGGTCAAACGACTCCAGCCAGCATTGAGCCACGGCTCGGTGCATCAAACGCTCTCGACCAAGAGTCAAATATCCGTCTTTTCTATTAGTAGGAATGTACGGAAGAAGCTTTCTGAGAACTTTTCCGCAGCGCGAGACAGCGTAAAGGTGGTCAAAGAATCGGTACTCGATTCCGTCTACGGTTATGCCAATCATGTTGTACCCCAAAAGGTGACTAAGGAATCTTCATTCTAACCTAATTTTGCAAGGAAAGCAAAGTGTCCAATTCTATTTTAACAATTGACATGATCACAAGAAAGGCTCTTGAGATCTTGGAAAACAACCTCGTTCTTACCCGCAACGTGAACCGTCAATACGACGACAGCTTTGCTGTCGAAGGTGCCAAGATCGGTTCAACCCTGCGTATCCGGCTGCCGGACCGCGCTTTGGTGACTGACGGTGCCGCTCTGCAAGTGCAGGACGACAACGAGCAGTTCACCACGCTGACGGTCGCAAGCCAGAAGCACATTGGTGTGAACTTCACGTCGGCCGAGCTTACGATGCAGTTGGACGACTTCGCAGAGCGCGTGCTCAAGCCGCGTATCTCGCAGTTGGCCTCCAGCATTGATGCTGACGTCGCAAATGCGTACAAGAACATTTACGCATCTGTCGGTACGCCAGGCACGACCCCATCGACCTCGCTGGTTCTGCTGCAAGCGCAACAGAAACTTAACGAGGCCGCTGCGGTTATGTCGCCACGCTATGCAACGGTTAACCCCGCTGCAAACGCTGGTTTGGTTGAAGGCATGAAGGGTCTCTTTAACCCAACCGACACCATCGCCAAGCAATTCAAGAATGGCATGATGGGCACTGGCGTGCTGGGCTTTGACGAGATCAATATGTCTCAGTCGATCAAGCAGCACACCACCGGAAGTTGGGGTACAGGCATCACCGTCACCAGCACTGTGACCACGCAGGGTCAATCAACCTTGGGCATTTCGTTCACCGGCTCAAGCAAGACTTGGAACGTGGGTGATGTGTTTACGGTTGCTGGCGTTTATGCTGTTAACCCACAGACCCGTGAATCGACTGGTTCGCTCCAGCAGTTCGTTGTGACTGCCGCCGCTTCGGGTTCGTCCACCGCTACCCTGAGCATTTCGCCTGCGCTTTATACCGCAGACAATGCTTTGGCAACGGTTGATAGTTTCCCGCAGGCAACGGCCACCGTCACGATGGTTGGCTCGTCTGCAACTCAGTACCCGCAAAACCTGATCTATCACAAAGATGCGATCACGTTTGCGACCGCTGACTTGTTGCTGCCGCAGGGTGTGGATATGGCCGCTCGTGCTGTGCACAATGGCATTTCGTTGCGTGTCGTGCGCCAGTACGATATCAACAACGACCGCCTGCCGTGCCGTATTGATGTGCTGTATGGCTTCAGTACGATCCGTCCGCAGATGGCTTGCCGTCTCTGGGGTTAATCATGAGTTATAACACCGGCAACATCGTCAAAATGAGCGTCATTTCGGTGACGCTCTCACCGGCGGCTGTTGCGGCGAATACCTCGGCAGAACAGACATTCACGGTCAACGGGCTTTTGCCTGGTGACCATGTGTCTTGCAACAAACCCACGGCCCAAGCGGGCCTGGGGATTGTTGGCTGCCGGGTTTCGGCTGCAAACACGCTGGCTATTACTTTTGGCAACTTTACCGCATCGTCTATCACCCCGACCGCCGCGCAGGTTTATTCCTTCTTGGTTGCTCGGCCAGATAGTACGTTGACTGACGCAAATCTCCCTTAAAGGAAAATAAATCATGGCTCTCCCTAATGGTGCTGGTGGTTACCAGCTTGGCGACGGTAACCTGAACGAAGTTGTTTTGGGTTATCAGGCCGCACCTCAGTCTGTTACGGCAACTGCAACCTTGACCGCTGCTCAGGTCGCCTCTGGCGTCCTGTTGGTTGGTTCGGGCGCAACCACCGCTCAGACGTACACGCTTCCCACCGGCGCATCGCTAGACGCGCTTGTGAGCAGCGCCAAAGTCAACAGCACCTTTGAACTGGTGCTGGTGAACTTGGGTACGTCCTCGGGTACGGCAGCGCTTGCTGCTGGTACGGGTGTTACCGATGGTGGCAACGCAACTGTTGCTATCAGCGCAACGTCAAGTGGGCGGTTCCTATTCCGTCGCACTGGCGACGCGACTTACGTCGTTTACCGCGTCTAAGTCAATGGGGAGGGGTCAAAAGCCTCTCCCCAACTAATCTATGAATATATACCTACAACACCCAGTTCACGGCAACAAGGTTGCCACAATGGAATTGGAAGCGCAGTTTGATGAAAAACATGGTTGGTCGCGCTATAATCCTAGCGAAGAACAACAAATTCAAAACGAATTGATTGTCAAGCGCGGCAGACCGCGCAAAATCGAAAAGGAAGAATAATGTCCACAACTGCCGGTGACCAAATCAATCGGGCGTTGCGGTTGCTTGGGGTTCTGGCAGAGGGCGAGACTCCTAGCGCATCTGTGTCGCAAGACTCATTGACTGCGCTAAACCAGATGATTGAATCGTGGAACACCGAGCGTTTGTCGGTGTTTAACACGCAGGATCAAACTTACCTTTGGACTCCCGGGCTAATCACCCAGACGCTTGGCCCAACGGGTGACTTTGTGGGCAATCGCCCGATCCTGCTGGATGACTCTACTTATTTCCGCGATCCGACTACCAATGTCAGTTATGGCATTAAGTTTATCAACCAGCAGCAATATGACGGGATTGCGGTAAAAACTGTGACCTCCACTTATCCACAGGTGATGTGGATAAATATGGAATATCCCAATATTACGATGACCATCTATCCAAAGCCAACACGGGTTTTGGAGTGGCACTTTATTTCGGTTGAGGAATTGAGCCAACCGGCAACGCTGGCAACGGCACTGACGTTTCCACCGGGCTATCTGCGGGCGTTTGTTTACAACCTGGCTATGGAGATCGCCCCTGAGTTTGGGGTTGAGCCATCGCCGCAAGTTACGCGCATTGCAATGACCAGCAAGCGCAACATCAAGCGCATCAACAACCCAGATGATGTGATGTCTATGCCGTACTCGCTGGTTGCGACGAGGCAGCGCTTTAACGT